ATCAACTTTTATCGGTCTATAAGTTAGCGCTTACGTCTATCCGCTTTTGGAACTCACTAAGCACAACTAGCGTTATGCCTAGTGAGAACACTAATCCACGATCTTCGCTAATTGCGTCACGATCTAGAACCTAATCAGCAACAAAACAATCTGCTATCGCTAGTGAAGACTGTCCTTGCTGCTGCATAGCTAAAGAAGCTAGCAACTAACACGATCCTGCCAGAGACTTAGGGCCTGCGTTTGCATAAGTGTCGGACTGCCAACTGTTCATGCAAAAGGGTTCCATTGTTCACGCTACAGCCGATTAAGGCAGAGCTATTGTCAGTAGCTCTTGCGTGCTAATCCGGCTCTCCACCGGACTTCATCCCTGCGAGGCTATCCCTAGGATCAAGCCTAGAGAACACAGTGCAACTCCCGCCACTGCCTGTTTCGCCTACATTGCAGCGTATCCGCACTTGCCCCGGAATGCCCTTTAAGCCGGCATCTAGCTTTACTAGCTTTCTTCAAGCCCATGCAGATAGCTTTGCTAACCGCACTCTAAGCCTGGATCTAGCTTGCAACACATTACAGCATTAGGCTTATGCTGTCAACCTGTTTGTGAGGGAAGCCTCACGATCTAGTCTATGGCAATAACGCAGACTTGCCTAAATCCGAGACCATTGGATGACTGGTCTAAACATGCACCTTAGCGTCTTGAAGAGGCATCGGGCGACTTGATAAGACTGACGTGGATTTCAGATACCTAGCAGTTGCCTAAGCGGTCGCTATCAGTTCCGTTATCCCGTTGTCTATGCATTCTGTTATAAGGGATCGTATCTGGCCTGTCAATCCCTTTTTATTTCATCCTTGCATTTTTCTGATGCATTCCTGCAATCTCTGTATCCTATTATAGAGTATCAATCTCTAGTTGTATCTGTATCAATATATGTATGTATAATTATAGATATCTCATATTATATCTGTATCTATATATCTATTTATATTTCTATCTTCGATAGTATAAGGATACCGATACAGTGGATAACAATATTATCTCTTATATCTAATAAGGATGGATTTAGAATAGATATAATATAACAATGATATCAATGACTTAGATCATATCGTATTCTATCTAGTAGTATATCTATGTATATCTATCAGATAAGATGCATAAGAAGCGTAATAACAAATACAGATGCCCACAAGAGCTAATACAATCCATACCAGTTCAAGCACTAGTATGCTATCCGGCTTAATGTCCTTTATATCTATGCTTATAGAATGAAGCATCACTATGCATGTTCGGCATTAAATACTGCCTTATATTCAAGGGCTATGGGGGGAATTCAGCAGCGGCAGATTGTTAGATACCCGCACAAAAAATTCTGCAATTTCCGTCATTTCTGTCATCCTCTGACCTGTAGTATAAATATACGCGAATCCGTATAAATAACGGATATACGAACTCGCGTATAAAATTATTGTACTACGGGACTACCGTAGTGTTTGCTGTAATATAGGACGATGCGCCGAAGCCATTAGTTCCTGTAATAACACACCGTAGTGTAGAGCCGCTATCAGCAGCTTGCACTACATAAGTACGACTAGTAGCACCAGCAATATCTGTCGTTCCGCGCTGCCATTGATACGTATACACAATTGCACCGCCAGACCACGTTTGATTATTCGCAGTAAGCGTTGAACCAACTGTAGCAGTACCAGATACAGCCGGGAGAGTTTTACCAGAAGTAATAGTCAGCGGAGCCGCATAAGCCACAGTCTCCGATTTTACGGCCTTAAGACGAGACGCAACGATGCGGATGTTCGTCGTGCCGATTGGAATTTGCACAGCGACTTCAAAAGATATACTAGCGGCCACCACAGAGAGCCCAACAGGCTCCGTACGGAAAACTCCTGAGATCGGTATATCAACCAAGCCAGCGGACGCATCCGGGTTGTTCGATCCCCAGCTACCAATAGAGCCGGCTTGCACAAGAAGCCCACGTAGATTCGTAGGTGCTGATACACCGTCTGTAGCGGTAATAGACAACTGGATAGCACAATCAAGGAACTCACCCGGATTTAAAGATGGCGAGAAGTTAAGTGTATTCGTCAGTCGCACGGTGTTCTGCGCGGTGCACGATCCTGTGATGTCGATAATCTGAGATGCAAACCCACCCACGGTACCCTTTGAGCACGCGACGGTGCATGAGGTGTTGTTGGCCACAGACCAGCCCGTAGCCACCTGCCCGGTAGGAAGGGGTGAACCTGACACGGTTCCCGCCGTGCCCGCGAAATCCCAGTCGGGTTCTAGGTTGCCTTGAGCCGTGGCATCCGCTGCATCTGCATACAGCGTGGTTCCAGCAGCCAGCAATGGGCCAACAACAGTAGCTTCCGCCGTGGCAATCTTACGCGTCCCGATCCACGAAGGATGCGTGCCATCATAACTGTCGCTGGTCGCCGGATCGTAGACGGTCTCGAGATCGACGAGCAGAATATCCGTGCGCGACCTCAGCCAGGTGTTGAAATCCTGGCGCTTGGTTTCGTTCGTCCCGGTGATTGCGGTGGAGCGCGGGATGGTCCAGCGCACCCGTCGAGTGACACCTGCCGCGATCAAGGCATCTACAATACCTTGATGATCGGCCTGCATCTGCGTAAGCGTGCGGTTCTGCGCGATATCATTGGTGCCGCCGCAGAACACAACAAGGGACGGCGCTTGCGCGGTCGTCTGATTGACGCGCGCAAGAATCTGATCCTGCCGCTCGCCACCAATACCTTGGTTGAACCCTACACCTGGACGCAATCGGCTATTTATAAATACCTGCACAAGCTGCCGCACAGAGCGCATTGGAGAGTTAGCAATTAGACTATCGCCAAGATAAACAACTCTAGAATTAATTTGTATTAGACTAGATACGACGGCACCTAAGCTTCGACCAAGCGCCGTGGTACTAATCAAGGTACCAAATTTTGTCATAGTGCGAGCGCCGTGTACGTAGCGGTAGCTGTCGTACCAGCAGTTATAATACCAATAACTTCAATATTGTCTATGATATTCGGCCCAACAAGAACTGGCACTGTAAGAGTACCAATGGGCAATTTCAATACGACGTTACCGGCTACGGTACACGCAATGAAAATGCCCACTTGTCCCTGTCTCGGAATATCAGTACCAGCCGTAAGCGGAATAGCAACCGCGTACGGCCTCTGATACATCTGAGACATGCTGCACCTATTAGGTCTGAACGTTATTATCAGACGGCTGCGTACGCGTAGTGATTTCCTCGTACTGCACAACCACGTCAACCTGAGCACCAGCCCACGCAGTCACCGCTTCCACGAACAGAGTCTGAGCCGCAACCTGATAATTCTCAATCGTCGGCAGGGCAGAAACAATAGCGTTAGCACCGATAGCCTGCGCAGTAACAATCTGAGTACCGCCGGCAGACGTACCAATACGGATACCGCCAGTCACCGCGTTAGCGGTACGATTACGGAAGTAGATGCGGCGGAGCATAACACCAGCCGGCAGAACAATCTGACCGTTGGCAGTAAGAGTAGCAGTACGATTGCCGCGAACAGGCGCAGCACGCTGAGCTTCAAAGAAATTCGGCAGAGCCATATTATAGTTCCTTGTATAGTTTTACATGTAAAATTGTGATATATAAAGCCCGATTAAGGGCTTGTCTTATCGGCCTCTGAGCATCCGGCTGGCACCTAGGGCGCAGGGTACCGCTCAGGAGCCGCAGAGCGGCCCGCTGGCTGGCGATCTAGACCCGGCAGCTACGTGTATAGCCTCGGATCGAAACGCCCGCTGGCGGGCCTTCCCTGCCTCGCCTAGGAAAGGATCAACCTAGGCGATCTAATCCCCGCTCGGGAATATCTATAGCCTGTATTAGTCCTGAACAGGCGTCCCGTAGACGCGGCCAGTGCCGTTCTGCCGGGCAATTCGGTTGTTCTCGTACTCAACCTCGGCTGCAAGAGCCGTCTTATCTGCGCTGAAGCGCGCAATAGCGTGCAGAGCAGCGGTCTTAAGTGTGTTCAAGAACACTTCCTGCTTGTCATCCTGCCCGCGAATGTTACCAGCAGCCAGCAGAAGTTCTTTACGAAGGGCCGAAAGCGAGCCCCACTCATCACGCGGCCACTCAACAAGCGCTGAATTAGCAGAAACGCCGGTAACATTAGGTGCAATGGGTGCAGCAGATGCAGCAACGGGCTCAGCAGAAGTCACTGCGGGGGTTTCTTGAACCTGCTCCGCCACTTCTGTAGATTGAACTTCGCCAGATTCAGTAACAGCCCCAGCATCAGGTTCAGTAATGGTTTCATCAGTCATTATTAGCCTTTTAGAATCGTCTCTGAAACTTACTCAGAGCGTTAGGAGTATTAGTATGCAGACCGTGGAAACCCGGAAGTTTCCTACCGTCACCAAGCGGGTTATTCATAAGCTTTTTGTACTGCTCTTGCTTTGCAGCAGCGGCAGCTTTAGCTTCGTCTTGCGCTAGAGCCTCTACCCAATACCGGGCAGAACCTGCAACAGCGTCTAATCTGTCATCATGCAGCAGAGAACCGGGCTCTCGGGTAATACGAGACATCTGCCAGAACATACTGTACGTACTGCGCTTATCGGCAGGGTACTGTTGGCATTGTTTCCAGTCTTCGACAAGCAGGTCTTCGTGCACAGCGAACTTACCAGAGCCAATCATGGGCTCTAGTGTATCAATGATACGTAGTTCTTTTTGTCCACTCTCCCACACGTCCTCAATGCCGCACTGATGCGCCTTAATTAGGTGCGGTTCCCACACAGCGCGGAACGCGCCTTTACCGTAGTTCTCTTCGATGCTGATATGACTAGGCTTCCAGCGCTTAGCAACTTCTGTAAGCCAGTTCAGTTGCCTTTCTGTGAAGCCACCCGGCATACCGCCAACGGCGTACAGCCATACACGACCAGCAAGGAAGCCCGTAATTGCGTATGCAAGCTCATCCGCGTTCTTACCACCACCAGACGGATCGACGTACATATGCCCGCCTTTCAGTGCACCGAAATCTTCGGCACTACTGACACGGAATATGCTTTCTTTCTGCACAGGATGATCCGTAGGAAGCTGAATTTTATGCTCATCAGTACGAGCAAAGTTTAGGATCATAGGAGCACGCTTTTCGTCCCTGTCAAAGGCCATAACCCGAAGGTTCAGTAACTTTAATGGGAACCGCTCTGCATCAGACAATGCAGTACTAAGCATGTGCTGCAATTGGAAGTAAGCAGCGCCTTGGTCGATCTCTTTCTTGTTTAGTGCTTCTTCATTAAGCAGCACTTGATCGGTGACTTGGCCGCGTTCGCCGGTAGGCCCGCCTCCTGTACGGAGACTAGGGTTTTTTGCGAGGCGCTGTTTAATCAACGGAGCCAGATACGGCCCGTATGAAACTTCTTCTTCTTTAGTAGGATACCTGCCCGGCCAGATACGAATATCGTACCCGCGTCCCGGCAACGTATTGTACACGCTATCAATACTCTGCGGTGTACCAAGCCAGACAATATCTCCGGTAGAACAAATCGAGGTAAAGTCTAGCGTAAGGTGTAGCAAGCGCGCACGCTGATGCTGAGTCTGGCTGTTCTTAGAACTCTCCACGTCGTCAGCAATTAACAGGTCTGCTCGCTTGCCCTGCATGTTCGATGTAATACCAATGCACCTGATAGAAGGTGACTTTTCAGGCCCTTTCAGAGTGTAGTGAATATCAAACGCTTCGACACTGGCTCTATCACCAGCCGACCGATCAGGACGCATGCACTCTAGCTCATCCATACCATTAATGATTTGGATGATCCAGTTAGAGATTTCCTCGGCCATGTCAGAGCCCGACGATACAATAAGCACACGCGTAGACGGATCGTGAATAAGACGCCACACCGCATAAATAGCAGTAATGGTAGTCTTAGCCTGTCCACGCTGTGCTTGGATCATTCGGTACTGAGGACCATTAGCAAGATACTCTCCGATATCTATTTGTAACTCGGAGCACTTAAAGCCCATAAAGTCTTCGATAACGTCAACTAATAGGTCTTCAAATTTGGCGTAATGTTTTTGTAGAAGCTCAAGATTCCGCCATCTTTCGAGAGCTTGTTCTTCTGTCTCTCTACCGGCCATCTGGCCTCCATTATAATTGATTTATTGAGACGGCCACCGTAGCAGCCGTCTTGTAAATCAATCTGTGTCTGGTTCTAGATGCACAACGTTTCCAACCTGACGACGCTTCTTTGCTTTAGCAGCAAGCTTCTGTTCAAGTTCAGACATTGTGTTTCCAGCTTCCGGGGCACACGTAATTTTATTCGAGTCAAGAAATTTTACAGCTACAGAGATTAGAGCAGGATTGATAACAACTTCTACGTCGTTACCGTTTTCATCCTGCGCCGGATTCTCTTGCTGCGCAATCACTTTATCCAAGGCATTAATCATCACCTTGGCAACCTTAGTATGCAGATCACCAAGAGCGCCTTCT